AGGGGTCAGATCATCAAACTTGCTCAGTATAAGGATTTGATTGATTCTGTACAGACAGAGCTTGCGAAATACGGCAATTATGTTGAGATGGAAATATCACAATCCGCCAGGCGCGCCATTGATTTGGCTGTGAACGATGCAACAGCTTTTCTAAAGGCGGCTGGGTATGCCACACCGCGACAACTGCCGGCTTCTGCTATTGAAACCATGCTTGGGTTTCTAAAAGAGGACGGCGCGCTGTTTGACAGGTTGAAAATGCTTGCCCCAACTCACGCGGCGGATTTGGCTGACAAACTGGTTGAAGGGATTGCACTGGGTTATAGTCCAGTAAAGACTGCAAAGTTATTTGAACAGGTTATGGGCGGTGGATTGACAGACGCCTTGCGCATGACACGCACTTCTCAACTTTATGCTTATCGCGAAGCCACACGTGCAAACTATATCGCTAATGATGATGTGGTACAGGGTTGGATCTGGTGGGCGGAATTGGATAACTTGACTTGTATGTCTTGTGTTGCACAGCACGGGTCCATCCATCCGCTTGATGAAACGCTAAACGATCATCACAACGGAAGGTGCGCGATGCTCCCTTATCTTGGGGATAATAAGCCGGAAAAGGGCGGGGGTGACTGGTTTGAGAATTTATCAGAGGCAGAACAAAAGCAGATGATGGGGATTGAAAAGTGGAAAGCCTGGAAAGACGGCAAGTTTGAATTATGGCAATTAAGCACCGACCATCGAGATGATGTTTATGGTGCTATGAAAGGCGAGGCAAGTTTGAAAGACTTGCTTGGCTTGTAATCAATTATCAGGATCGGAGGATCACATGACTGAAGAGGATGGCAAGAAGCCAGAAGCAGAAGTACAGAGTACCGATGCGCCGGAAGGTGAAGATGTTTTTGACAAAGAGCGTGCTATGGAAACAATCAAGAAATTGAGGGAAACGGAAAAGCAAGCTAAAAAAGACAGGGCGGAGCTTGAGCGCCTGCGTCAACTGGAAGAGGAACGCAAGAAGGCGGAAATGACAGAGTCAGACCGTTTGAAGGCTGAACTTGAACAGGAACGCGCAAAACTCAGGCAACTATCTTACAAATCCATGCAGCGCGAGGTGGCAGACAAAACAGGGTTGCCGGCTGTATTTGCAGACCGTATCAGAGGTGAGACACCCGAAGAAATGGAAGCAGATGCAAAGTCAATTCTTGATGCCTTACCGAAGCAGAAAGCCGCTCCAAATAGCGGGGTGACTGCGCCAGGTGACAAGACCGTCACAGGCGAGTCCGATGCAGAAAGACGCCGGAGGCTGTTTGGCTAATTATTTAGGAGGTCTAAATGGCTCAAATCAACACCTGGAGTGATGTCTCCAGTATTGCAAATAGCGTGCTTGAGGATGCGTATTTCGTAGTCCGAGAAGCAGGCATTATGCAGAATTTCGTGAAGGTCTTTAATGACGCTCGCGGCGGAAATCTGCGTAAAGGATTCAATTACAACTCTGTATCTGCTGCAACTGTTGCGGAAACAGACGATCTAACTTCCAGCGCCTTCACCCCTTCAGCCGGTCAAACCCTGACCCCCGCTGAAATCGGCGCGCAGTTCTTCATTACTGACCTGCGTATGGACAGTGAAACACCTGAGATGATCTTGACCGATGCGGCACGGGAACTTGGCTTCTCTGCTGCTGACAAGCTCAATGATGATCTTGTTGGTGATATGGCATCACTGACCGGCGGCACTGTTGGTGCGGCTGGCACTGCTATTACTTGGGGTTATGTGGCGGCTGCAATCGCACAGGCGCGTAATGCAAACAAGTCAACCAGCGTTCCGCTCGTGGCTGTTATTCACGGCTACCAGGCGGCAGTGCTTGCAAAGGCTGCATCTGTTGCCGGCGCAACCGTTATTACTACCCCCGCGACCAATGACCTGGTTACTCAGAAGGGTATGGCTCAGGCGTTTAGTTTCTATGGCGTGCCTATCTACCAGGTCTTCAATGCTGTGGACTCTGGTACTGATTTCAAGGGAGGCGTGTTCCCGCGTGACGCGATCGCACTGGACTGGCGCAGACCGATCCGCATTGAAGCTGAACGTGATGCTTCACGGCGCGGTATTGAATTGAACATGAGCGCAGTCTATGGGCACGGCGTTTGGCGTCCCGAGTTGGGCGTGCTGATGTACTTTGACGCTGCAACACCTACTTCATAAGGAGGTGAAATCTTATGGCTAATCAAATGGATGTTCATATCGTATCAGCACCTTTAGGTGCGTTCAAAGGTGCAACCGAGTTACCGCTGGTTTATGTTCCAGCGAAGGGCGGCGGCATCACCATTCTTGACGCTCAACTTGTTGGCACTGCTGACGGCACTGTGATTGGTGGGCAACTTGTCACCATGACCGATGCTGGCACTCCAGCGATCGCAGGCACTATCGGCGCGTTTGCCGGTACTGTGGTGGCTGCTGCAGGCGTTCCTGCTGAATTGACAATCGCAAACGCTTTTGTTGATGACGGTCAGTGGATTGGCTTCGACCAAACCAGTGGCACCGTTGCTGCAGGCGCGTTTATCAATATCGCATACGTAACCGGTAAGGCTGCATAGCGTTTATGAGAACAGCCAGGATAGGTAGAATTCACCGAAAGCGGATACTCCCACCGTTTCCTGGCTGCATTGGGAGTCTGTGACGGGAGGTCACTAAATGACACTTAAGATTCATTGGATGAGTAACGCGCCATGGGCTGCAACGGGCTATGGGGTGCAGACAAGGGTGTTTCTACCGCGTCTAAAAGCGCTCGGTCACGAAATGAGCGCGACTGCCTTCTATGGGTTAGAAGGCGCGGTGCTTGGGTATGAGGGCATAAAGATCTATCCGAAAGGTTTTCATCCTTACGGAGTGGATATTGTGGCGGCTAATGCAAGCTCGGAAAATGCCGACATTATTATCAGCCTGATTGACGCTTGGGTTTTGAATGCCGGTCAAATGCAGCTGAATAGCATGTTATGGGTGCCATGGTTTCCGATCGATACCGAGCCTATCTCTGCGCAAATTGCTGATTCTGTCAAATTGGCTTATAAGCGGATGGTATTCAGCAATCACGCTAAGCGCATGATGGATCAGGCGGGGCTTGATTATTACTACGTGCCGCATGGGATTGAAACAGATGTGATGAAGCCGAAGGATAAAGCAGAAAGCAGAAAGTGGCTTGGCGTTCCTGAGGATGCTTATGTGGTCGGCATGGTGGCGGCAAATAAAGGCAATCCATCGCGCAAGGCATTTTGTGAACAAATAGCAGGGTTTAGAATGCTGAAAACTGTTCACAAGGACGCGGTGCTGTATCTTCACACCTACGATGGCGCTGGCAATCAAAGAGATGCCGTGAATCTGCGTCAATATATCAATGGGTTGGAGCTTGAGATCGGTAAGGATGTTTATATCTGTAACCAACACCAGTACCACCTGAGTTACAGTGAAGAATACATGTCGCACGCTTTCTCTGCTATGGACGTGCTGATGAACGTATCACTTGGCGAAGGATTTGGAATCCCTATCATTGAGGCGCAGGCTTGCGGGACACCGGTCATTGTTGGCGACTGGACCTCTATGGGTGAGCTTTGTTTTTCGGGACAGAAGATAGAAAAGGCAAAGGCTGCGCCATTCTATAATCCGCTTGGCACTTACCAGTTCACACCGCGTTTTGAGGATATTGGGCTGGCGTTGATTGATGAATATCGCAATCCTTCGAGCAAAGAAAAGGCACGCGAAGGCGCGCTTGAGTATGATGCTGATTTAGTTACCGAGAAATACTGGAAACCGGTATTAGAGGACATTGAATCAACGTTGCCGAAAGGCGAGGCGGAAATGAAGCTGGTTAAGTTCTAATGAATGTACAGCTATTCAATCCACCAAACTTTTATTACAGCGGACTCTATTATCGAATGATGCCGCCGCTTGGACTTCCAATAATCAGCTCGGTATTGGGTAAAGCAGGTCATCATGTTGAGGTAGTAGATTTGGAAGCCTTGCATGTTTCGCCTGAGGATTTTAGAGATGCGTTTGCAGGGCAAAAAGGTAACTGGGCTGATGTGATAGGCTTTACTGCCCTCACTGTTTCAGCAAGGGGCGCTAAGGACTGTATAAAGGCTCTTAGATCGGTTGGATTTGAAGGACGCATTATTGTTGGCGGCTCGCATCCATCCCTTGCACCTGAAGAGGCTTTATCTTGGGGCGCTGACCTTGTTGTCACCGGCGAATGTGAAGGAAATGTTGTTGAACTGTTTGAAGGAAATCAGACCGGCATCGTTTGTGGTGAACGGGTAGCGATTGAAGATGTGCCCGCGCCCGACTGGGATCATCATAGCCCGAAGGTCAATTCTTACTGGGGCAATACTGCGCTGGTTAGACCTAATCCTGGAATAACAATGTGGACGCGGGGTTGTCCGTTCAGCTGTATATTCTGTGCTAACTTGATATTCAATGGGCAAAAAACAAGGTACAGACCGCCCGAGAATATTGAAGCCGAACTAAAGGATCTGAAACGGCACGGGTGCAAGAAACTCTATGTCTATGATGATGAATTAGTTGGGTCACGAATGCCTGATGGCTGGATGAAAGAAGTCGCTGACAGGATAGAGCCAATGGGCTTTGAATGGGTAACGCAGGGCAGGTGTAATAAACGCTATATCACGCCTGAATTGATGGCGGATGTCAAGCGCGCTGGCTGTCGCACTATCTTTTGGGGTGTTGAATCCTTTAGTGAAAAGGTATTGAAGGCAGTCAAGAAGCACACAACCACAGAGGATATTTGGCACACGCTTAGAGTATCAAGAGATGCTGGTATTGAGAACGGTGTATTCACCATGATTGGCAATTACATGGAAACAGAAGAAGACCTGGCAATCACGCGTGATGCGATTGCTAAGGCTTACCAAGAAGGGATTATTCAATACCGGCAAACGACATACTGTGATGCGATGGAAGGCACTGAGTTTGCAGAAATTCAACGGCGTGAGGGCTGGTATCACAAATGGACTGAAGATGATAAACAGCAAATGAATAACTTTCATGGCACGCCAACGTTGCCGGCAAACCGCTTTGAGTATTGGATGAACGAGTTCAGGCTGGCTTGCCCAGTGGGAATCCCCGTATGATGAAACGAGCGATTGTCACTTTTGGAACGGGTCCATGCGCTGAAATGCTAAAAATAGCATTACCGAGCTTTAAGAACTTTGCAGACCGGCACGGTTATGAACTTCTGGTTGTAGAAGGGTTGGAGCCAAAGATGCCGCCTGCGTGGTACAAAGTTCCAGTGCTGTTAGAAGCGCTAAAAACTTATGAAGAGGCTTTGTGGCTCGGTGCTGATCTGGTGATCGTGGACGGACGCGAGGATCTGCCGGTTGGAGCAGACGCCTGGCAGGCTATGGTCTATCATCACACGGGCGATGGTGAAGTGCCCAATACTGAGGTCTGGTATAACAGGCGCGCCATGATTCCTGTTCTTGAGCAGATGTGGCGCATGGCGCATCGCGGCTGGTCTAATGCGCCTTGGTGGGAACAATCCGCCTTGATGGAACTGATGGGTTATGTGGATATAAGACGTCCTGTTTATCTTGGCATACCGACCGAAGTCTATAAACACACTTGCCAGCTTGATAATAGCTGGAATGTACACGTTTGGGATAGACCGCAACCAGAACACCCGCGTATTCAACATGCAACCATGTACCCTGACAGGCTCGGTATCATGCGAGAATGGGCAAAGGTTGCGATTTAGGAGTTTTATATTATGACTGTTAGAACAGGGATGCAAACGCTAATTGATACAGTGCGGGCTTATGCCAACGCAGGCACGGCTGAATGGACGATAGAAACAGACTCCAGTTATAAATCCTATTGGGATGATGAAGAGATTCAACGCGTGTTAGACCGCCACCGCGCCGACATCGTGCATTATGAAATGGATCCTATTCAATCATATTCAGCTGGGTCAGTTGTTTATCTATCCTATGACTTGGGTTATGGAAGTATTGAAAGCGGTACGGCTGTATTCAAGATTGAAGATGTGGACGGCACAATTAGCGGCTGGACGATGGATTACACCAGGGGCTTGGCTACATTCACCACAGACACAAAAGGGTCAACCTATTACTGGACTGGCAGCACCTATGATCTTTATGGTGCGGCTGCTGATATATGGATGATAAAAGCCGCTAACGTGGCAAAGATGTTTGACTTTTCAACTGACGGTCATTCCATCAAGCGCAGTGACTTGAGGCGGTCTTATCTTGACATGGCAACTTATTATAAAAACATGTCACCAGGCGGGGCAGTTCAGTCTGTAAAAATTATCAGGAGTGATGTATGAGCGGATTAACAGCTGAAGAACTGCGTCAAATGCAAGATGATATTGAATATTTGATGCCGGACACCTGCAATATACTGAGCCTAACCCGTACCAGTGATGGCATGGGGTCCTGGACTGAAACATGGGGCACGGCAAGCGCAAGTGTGGCCTGCAGAATTGACTTCACGTCTGGAAAAGAGGCATTGGCTTCGGACTCTGAACAGATCTACACACGCGCTATGTTGAGCGTGCCTTATGATACGACCATCACGCAGGCAAACAGGGTTGAATGGGGTGATCTTACTTTCAATGTAGTGAGTGTGAACTTGGGACAATCCTGGAACGTGGTAAGGCGCGCTGTGCTGGAGCAGATAAGATAATGAGCGCAAGCCTAAAGATTGACACCGCACTTTGTGATAAGCTGCTTGCTACGCTTGAAGATAGCGCTGACAAACTTGTCAGAGAACATGCGTTCAGAATACAGGATATGAGTCAGCGCGTGGCTCCGGTTGATACGGGCGCATTGAGAAACAGCGCTTACACCAAAACGAGTATTGGCAGTAATTATCAAGCGGCTGCAAACCTTGCAAAGCAAAAGAATCCAGATGCCGTCATAGATGAAGATATTGCAGAAGAGGTAGAAAAAGGCAGTGCGCTGGTTATTTATCCTATGGAATATGCGATTCATGTTGAGCTTGGCACTTCTAAAATGCCATCACGTCCTTTTCTTGGAATAGCAGGTGAGACACAGCGTCCCAAATTTGAGAAGGCGCTAAAGGAACTTATAAAATGACAAGTGTTAGTGCTTACTTACCTCTGAACTCAAGTATTTCCAGCACGTTATCTGCTGGCACAGCGTTAATCAGTTCGCTGGGTGGCACTGCTATTTATTACGGCATGGCTCCAAAAGGAACTGATTTGCCTTATGTGGTATGGAGCTATCAATACTCAGCGCCTGACAACATGACACCGAGCGAGTCAACGACTCAACTGGTTTATGTGAGGGCTTATGCAGAAACAGCGGCGCAGGCTGGCACGATTGACGCGCGAATTTGCGACCTGCTTCATAAGCAGACTTTGAGCGTGACCGGATGGACTAACTTTTGGAGCGCGAGGGAAACAGAATTCGCTTATCCAGAAACAGATGAAGCCGGCGTTACAACATGGACGGCGGGTGCTTATTATCGCATCCGATTAGATCAATAGCACATTGGAGGCTAAACAATTATGGCAGATATAACTGGACAGAATGCAGTAATATCCTGGATTTATTCAGGCGGAACGGTGCCACTAAACACCGACTTCCGGTCAATTTCAGAGAATCCGAGCGTGGATTTAGCTGAATGCAGTGCGGGTGCTGACACCTATAAAAGCTACATCGCGACACTGAAGGATGCAACGATTGACTGGAGCGGGTTATTGCAGGCATCAGGAACAGCGATGCTGACGGCTTTAGCGCCTGGAACAAGCGGCACGCTAATTGTCTATCCTGAGGGAACAGCAGCCGGCAAGCCGAGCAAAACCTATCCCGCTATTTGCATGGGAGCGAGAACAAACATTCCATATAACGATGTGGTTGAGATTTCTTGCACGTTCCAGGCGAATGGAGCATGGAGCTAATGAAGTTATCTAACGGAAAAGAGATTGAGTTTGATTGGACCAAAGTCAGCCAAAGGGATTTTCTCTTATTAGCATCGCAAGGCACTAATAACGATCATGCAGACGAGATAATCGGGAAACTTGTCGGTATGAGTGCTGAAGAGCTGGGTGATCTGAATGTTATAGACCACCGCTCGGTTGCGATTGCTATGTGGAAATCTTACGAAAAGATGGCGGATCAGGTTTCAAAAAACTTAGTAAGCGCGTCTATCTCGGAATAGTAAGAAAGGGCGGACTGCCTTGGGAATACTGGCGCTGGCAACTTGTGCAGGAAACTGGGTGGACGCTTGAATATGTAGACGCGCTGTCTATGGCGGACTTTCACGAATGGTTGCAAGTGCGCGATGGAAAGACCAACGCTCAAAACTCAATACTGAGGTGATATGGCAACCGAAATAGGCTCGATATTCTGGAAAATTGGGGCTGATCTTGGCGATCTCGTAAAGGGATTGAAAGACAGTAAAAAACAAGTAACTGGATTAGAAGATGATATAAAACCGTTCAACACTGCATTAGATAAGATGGAAAGTGAAGCAAAAGATGCTGCTACTGCGTTGGATAAGATGGAAAGTAATCTTGATGACGCGGGAAATACAGCAAGATCTTCCGGTGATAAATTTGATTCACTGATGACCGCCTTTAC